TGAGCGCCGTTCACAAATATTTAAATTACTAGATACTAAGAGCTTAACTGAAACTCAAGCTAAACAATTACGTAATGAGTTAAATATTATCGTTAAAAAGTATACTGACCCGTTAGGCGAAAGCCCACGTCAAGTAGTGGGTGAAGACGGTAAACGTATAGGTGTTGATACAAATATTGACTCCCCAATTTACAACGTAACTGGTCTCACCGCAGAAGCAGCCAAAGAACGTGTTCGCCAATACGAAGCGTCGCCACATAAGGCTCAGATTGATGAAGTTAGGAAGCATATTAAAGCGCTACACCATACTACTACTGAGCTTAATAAGATGGCTAACTATTGGTCACAGCCAGTAACCAACCGCGTAAATTTCTATGGGTTTGATAACTATGTACCGTTAGAAGGCGTTGCCAAACACGGCGAAGAAGATGAAGCACTAGACTTTGATAGCAAACGCATGGGTCGTGAATTGCAAGATGTAGCCCATTCATTCGATGGTCGTATTAGCGTATCTAATAACCCAGTATTACAGACTATGTCTAACGCAACCCGCGCCGCTATGAGGGCTGGTCGTAAAGATTTAACTCAGTCTATTAAAAATTCTTTAAAGAAAGATGACAAATTAAATCCACATGGTCAAGGCATTTTATCTGGTAGTGTAATCAAACACATTACATTTGAAGAACGTCGTGATGAGAACGTGCTTAAAGAAATCCCAAGAGAGAATACTGTATTCCATTACAACGAAGATGGCAGTATTGATATATTAGAGATTCGTGATCCTAAGTTACGTGAAGCAATCCGCCGTACTTATAGAAATAATAGCCCACTAGTAGACGTTGCCAACAGCGTAACCAGCAAATTAGGTATGCTTCATACCCGCTATAACTATAACTTTGCGCCTTTAAACTATGTACGCGATACATTAACCAACGCTTGGGCTATTGGCGCTGAGCTTGGTCCTACCCAGTCCGCTAAGTTCTTGGCACAGGTAGCATCTAAAGTAACTCAAGGTAGTTTGCCAAAAGCCATGAAAGTGGCAGCGTTGTATGAAAGTAAAGACTTTGACCAGATTAAAGCTTTAGCTGATAGAGACCCAACCATTAAGGATATGTATGACTTTATCCAGCAAGGTGGTATGGTTAACTACATCCAAGGTATCTCTCTTAAATCTAACTTCCAACAACTGCAAAAAGAAATTGGTCGTTCTGGTGTAATGCGTAACATTGCGCAGTGGAATAAGTATGTAGATATCTGGACTGACATGTTTGAATTGTCTAGCCGGTCCGCTGCATTTGCCATCGCTAAGCAGAATTTTATACAACACGGAATGGATGAGAAAGCGGCTACAACTAAAGCTGCTGAGTATGCTAAGAACTTAGCTAACTTTGAACAAGTCGGTGAGCATGGTAAAGCGCTAGGCGCAGTCTTTATGTTCTTCCGCCCATCGGCAACAGGTGCTGTCCGTGCTATTGAAGCCGCTGCTCCAGCATTCCAAAAGGTAGATGACGTAATACGTACTCTACCTTCAAACTTAAGTGAGCAAGATAAAGCTACATTTAAAAAGAACTTCTTAGAGCGCCAAAAGAATGCTCAGTATATGTTGACCGTCTTAATGGGTCTTGGCGCAATGGCTTACACTATGTCTATGATGATGGCTCCAGACGACGAGTTAAATCGTAATAGAGTAATGACTGATGATCCAGCACAGTGGACACGCTTTGCTCGTTTCTATTCGCCTTTTGGTAAAGAGCCACTACAGCTTCCTTGGGGCTTTGGTTTAGGTTCTTTTGCGGCGGGTGGCGCTCAACTGGCTATGGTTACAACTGGACATCAATCTATTGGCGGTGCTTTAAATAATATACTGACACAGATTTCTTTAGATTCGTTTGTACCTATCCCAGTATCCCGTATGAATATTGCTGATAACCCAGCACTATGGATGCTTGATTCTTTGACGCCTAGCATGTTACGACCAGCTATGGAGTTTGTGGTTAACAAGAACGGATTAGGTCAAAGTATTTATAACGACTCTAACCGCCGCATGGGCGATGCTTATGTAGGTGGCGATAACATCCCAGTAATCTATAAAAACATGGCTCGTTACTTAGCTAACGCTACAGATGGGGCTATCGACTGGTCGCCTAATAGTATTTATTTCCTTGCCAATAGCTATGCAGATGGCCCGGCACGTGTTATTGAATCTACTGTAAATGGCATGTATTTAATGTCTGGTGAAAAACAATACAAGAGCTTAACCGCGGGCGCTAAGCAAACACCTTTTATTGGTTCATTTATTGGCGCAGCCCCTAACGTAGATAGCCGCGAGTTTACTGCCGTAGAAAAACAAATACAAGATTTGTCAGGCAAAGTAAATATGTTTAAAACTGACCCAGTGCAGTACGCTAAGTTTTTAAGCAGAAACCCAACAGCTGAAGCTGTAGTAGAAGTCTACAATAAAAATATTGGTGAGCTTAATAAATTACGCCAAGAAGGTAAAGCTATACGCTTAATGCAAATATCCCAAGCAGATAGAGATGTTTTACTAGATATGAATAAGCAAGAGCAGAACTTGGTTAAATATAACTTAGTCCAAACCTTTAAAGCATTTGGTATTAAACCCTAGGCGGTGCGCCAGCAACGTACCCCTAGGTATCCTTCTTTACTTGTAACAAAGCTCTTTACACGTATTCCAGCGCGCTTAGCCCCACAATCTACAGAATAAATTAACTCCGCAGGACGAAGGGTAGGAATAAAAAAACTATCCCCAACCCCCATGCCCTCAAACGGTAGCAACCACTCTGGCTCAATGATCTGGTTCGGACTTATCATCTAAGAAATCATTCTTAATTAAATACACATAAGATGCTTGGGAGTTAGTTGTTGCTTTCCACCCAGTTTCCAAATGCTTTCTATCTACTTTAAGTAGAACACCACGTTCTTTTAAGTCTTTCTCAAACTCTCTAGTAGACATCTTGCGTTTATTTAAATACTCTTTAAGCGCTTCTTTAGATATGCGAGTAGGTTCATCCGTAGCAACCCTAGCAACTAACTTACCGCGCGGTTCGTCAATTACCTTACCATCTTTAAGGCGTAGTATGTTACCCATATTCTCATATATAAAGTCATTAAGAACCGCAGTAAAGTCATTGGCATTGATCTTAGAAATGTTTTGTTTCATGTAATTCAAAGTATCAATAGTCTTCTTATAAATATGTTCTATGTCATAGTCAAGAATACCCGCGCCAACTACAATCTCAGCCGCAGCAAATGTACAAGATATAAAGTTTTTGTAATAACGATAAGACGCATCGCCTTGAGTATCGTCTGTATAACGCTTACCCCATTTGGCTAACCTTGCCATAACTTCTGGTGTACTTAACTTAAACAGTTCTTTAATGAACATAGGGCCTGCATGACCATAGTTAAATCTAAATGGATCAAATATCTTTCTGCCCAGCTCATCGCCTTCTGGTCCTTTAAGGGCATCTGGTTGTTCTATATAAAGCTCTGCGTAGCGCGCTCTTTCACCATCAGGACTATTTCTAAAGCGCTCAATCTTACCTTCAATAGAATCGTTAGTAGTTAGAATACCAAATAGCGAGCAATTTAATGAGTGTTCACGCTCTGCGTTTGCAGAAGATTGCATCCTAATTTTGGCTGAGCCTTGAGATATTTTATGGATGAGTTGCGATAATACTTCTGGGTCCTTGTTAGTTACCTCGTCAAGACCAAAGACCATACTATGCAAAGCTACAAAACGCTGCACCAAGCCGTTATCTGTACTATCAAATACACATAGAGGCTTAGGACTACCAAACGTGCTGACAGCCGCATACATGGCTCCAGTCTTACCATTACCTGATCTACCATATAAACCTAGGGTAAACCCTCCCTGGTCAATAAATTCTAACAATGGAGAACCGAAACCCGATAGGCAAATTAAAGCATGCAACTCAAAGCCAGGTCGTTTTAACTCATGGGCAGTTTCTTGCCACTTCTCAAATGTACCTATAGGCTCAAAGTATTTTGCCAACTGCTTAACATAAGGCGATACAGGGGCTTCAACTGATTGGGTAGAAGATATGATTTCATTTTCACCAGCAACAAAAGTACGAGATTCCCATTCCTTACTAGTACGCCCTATTGACCAGCCAAACTGCATACGCATCTGCTGAGCTTTACTAATATTAATCATGTACTGACTCCACTTCACAAGATACTCTTGGATATTATTAATGTATTTAGGGGTATAAATTACCTGATGAAATGCTAAAGTCTTTTTAAGGTCTTCTAAACCATAGACTGATTTCATAGGTAATAAAAATTCTTTTAATCCGTCGTTAGGAAGAATCAAATTCATTGTCATACACTCACCATCTAGAGGACTAAATAGTCTACGCGTCGGATAAAGAATGTGGGCAAGTATCTCTACTGGGTCTTCGTAATGTACCTGACCTTTCTTATCTTGCTTCGGTGGCGGAGTGTAATAAATACCACCAACTTCTCCACGAATGTATGGCTTTAAATAGTCTGGGAAGACTGGAATTTTTTGGGTATTCTGTGTCTGCCGAACTGGCTCCGCTTCATTGGTTTTTTCAAAGAGGGCTGAGATTGCTTCTGGGATTGGTTCGACTCTTGGGGCTTCGGCAACGATTGAAGTTTCTTCGGTTGCTTCCTTAATAGTCTTGCCCAAAACGATAGGTGTATGAATCTTTCCACGATGTTTGCATCCTTTGCATCTGTCAGGGTTTTGGCTAGCCAAGTACTCGCAAGTCTGTGGTTTGCCGCGTTTAATAAACTCAAGTTTCTTTTCTTCTACTTGTTTCTCTGTGTAGTCTGGGTGATCTTTAGATACCTCATGAATCATCTTATCTCCGTCTGCACAGAAATAAGCGATGTTCATACTGGAGAACCAGTCGTCATAGCCAAGCGTATCAGCGTTTTCTAACCAATACTTAACTTGGGCACATCCGTCACCAGACAGCGAACGCTGAGCGATTTTATAAAAGTCCCACTGGTAGTTATCTACCCGCTTCATAGCTAGCGTATCTTCGTCTAACCCTCTACGTACATTTGCAAACGGGTCTTGGGCTGGCTGGTCAGTTTCGACCTCATCCATAAACTTCTTAAACTCATCAAAGTCATAGACTGTTATCTCTTCATCCAACACAGTAGCCATAATTGGTGGCGTATATCTGTAGTTAAATGTATCAGGACAACGCATCAACCTAGCGCCATCTGCTGTCACTGACGTGTCTATAGCTATGTGTTTAAGGCATAAAGATTTAAACTTTTCAGCTAAGGGTTTCCATTCTTCATAGGGTATATCCCTATCCATAACCCAATAGGCATGAAGTCCACCACCCGAATCAATGCAGGTAGGTTTAGGTAGTTCCGTTGCGCTAAGTAATTGTTGAAGGGCTTCTAGCGTACCCTCTTTGTCATCGTATGAATTTTTGCCGTGTGTATCTATGTCAATAAAAAAAGACCTAACATAAACACAACTCTCTGCTTTCCTACTAAAACCTTCAAATGATGCTGGCGCTACATATACGTTTACTTTCTTCTTTTTAAACTTCTCAACTAATTCAAATACATCTTCAAGTGTTTCTGCAAAGCGGTTCGTTATTTTGTTGTTATTCGGATCTATACCACTTACACAATAAACACCCTGCGATGGCAATGCTTTCTCGTAAAATTGTTTTAACATATGCGCAGAGTCTAAAAAGCCGAGATATCCTCGGCTCGGTTATAAGGCTAGGGTTTCCCCTAGGGTTAAATCTTTTCGCCTATCATTTCCTCAATATAAGCCTTAGCTTTAGCGGTTGTCTTGGCTGGCAATATTCCGTCATCCAAATCCTTTTCAACTAAGTCTGTAAATGTAGCAACTAATTTGCGGTTTTTATCGCGGATAGGTTTGCCACGGAACCAGCTATGAATCGTCATACGAGTAACTTCTAGCGCAACGGCTACATACTTTGCCGGCAGGTTTGCTCTTATACAAGCCTTCGCTAGCTGAACCCCAGTGGTATCAAAGGGTCGCAGTGTTCCCAACTCATTAATAAATTCTTTGCTATACGTCCGTGGCATTCTGTTTCCTTACTTCTTAGACCATTTTTTAACTATATCCGACACGTCGGATGCCTTCTCACCGGCGGATGCTTTTGACTCCCGCTTGACTGGCTCTGCAACTTCCTCTGGCTGGGCAACTTCTGCATCACCAGTAGAGTCGGTTTGGAATACGTTCAGCTTGATAGCTGCTTCTGCCGCTGGGCTTTTGGCTTGACGGGCAATGATTTCCAAATCACCATCTGGTACTGCACCAACCGGAGCAAACAATACTTTTGGTGTAGGAGATTTTGTATCGAAAGCCATCTTAGTTACAACCCGGCCGGCTGACACATTGTGTGACGCTAAGTGCTGGATGTAAGGACGGAAAGGCCAACGACCATTATCTTCTTTACCAAACGCTGAGGTAGCTGGTAGGACTAACTGCATAACATCACCTGCTGGATCGTTCGGTAAAACGACTGCGGTGCGCCACGACAGTTTGCATTTTGTGCCTAAACCATTATCGCCTGAACCTTTAGCGCTATTGGGACAAGATAAACAACTAGATGATGCTGGAGTTTTTACGTCCGCATCAGGCTTTTCAGAATCAGATGACCAGCAAGCTGGGCTTACCTTCTCACCTTCTTTGTAGCCTTTGTCATAAAACATACGTGAGGCTTTGTGTGCCATTTTTACTATGATGACATTCATGTAACGGTCTTCGATTGCACCGATTTCTTTGCCACCTGCATACTTGCGGAATACTCCGCCTTTGATTGAAATACGTTTATTGCTTTGGCGATTACCACCAGCAACGGCAAGTGTATCTTCATCCAATCCACCTACATTTGCCAGCGCGCCAAGTTCACTAAGATTAACTAACTGTGTACTCATGTTTACTACTCCTTTGACTTAATTAACTTTAGAGGTTGGTTTACGGACAACGATTGTAAACTCCCTCATAACATTCACACCGGGCGGCAAACCTTCGTCTGCATGCTCAGCCATGAATTCCTTGAAATTGCCCTGATGAATACGAGCCTCATACAACTCTACGGCATCATGCTCACGGACAAAGTCATCAAACGCTCCTCTGTCTGACAACGTAAATCTTTCCTTCAACGACTTAATGATTGTGCCTTCTTCGGTCTTAATGCTTGTTGCATTGGTGTCGTTACAGATACCTAGCATTTGTTGTTCCAAGAGGGCTTGTTCATTGTGTAATTCTTTATCTTTTTCTTTCCAATCGGATTCCATTTTTTCACGTTCGGATCGTATTGTCAAGTAAATTTTTACTAATTCATCTAAGGTTGTATCACTCATCTTCTATACCTAACTCCTCTTTGTACAGGTCAACTAGCTTCTCGTGGTTATCAACTTTGTTCTGCAACATAGAATACATTTTTCGTTCTATTTCAGAGCCTTGCAAATGTACGACAGTCATTTTGTTAACCTGACCTACGCGGTCAATACGAGCTACGCACTGCAGATATGTTTCCACACTCATGACCGGCGACCAAAAAACAACAGTATTAGCGGCGGTTAGAGTCACACCATGCGATGCAGCTTGTGGTTGAATAATTAGAACTCGTGGAAATTCTGACATTTGAAACCTACTAATAATTTCAGACCGCTCTCTAGCTGACACGTCTCCACTAATAATTTCATTAGAGATATTGTTAGCTTTTAAATGGTTTGAAACCAACTGTATAGTGTGACGATACGGAACAAAAATAATAACCTTGTGTAGCGTCTCATCTATCACTTCCATTAATGCATTAAGGCGGGGACTAATATCAAACTCTATGACTTCATGGGTATCGGTATAAACCGCACCGCCCGAAATCTGTAACAACTTAGTTAACTTAGACGCCGCATTAACTGCACTAATCTTTTCACCCGCCGCTTCGATAAGCATTTGATTCTTAATGGCTTGGTAGTATTTGTTGACCTGTGGTGTAAGTGGGACTACACGGGTCTGGTATGTTACATCAGGTAAGTCTAAGCATTGTGCTTTCTCAAACCTAATAGCTGGTTGTAACGCTCTATGCACATCATTTCTTGCCGTTGGCTTGGGCATATATTTAAACCTAGATACTTGATACATGACTTTATCTCGCCATGCCGTATAGAACTTAGGAACATTTCCTGGGCTGACCAAACGCGCCAAGCCATACGCATCTAGTGGTGACTGAGAAGCTGGTGTACCAGTAAGCATCCAAAGCCTTGTTGAGGGTGTAATTAATTTTGCTAGCGTCTTCCAACGCTTAGTCGTAACTGTTTTATAAGCGTTAGCTTCATCAATTACTATCAGGTCAAACCCTGCATTTTTAATATCTTCTTGCACGATGCCTACACCATCATAGTTAATGATGACAAACTCATAAATACCGTTAATAATTTTCTTGCGTTTTTCTGCGTCGCCATACGCTACCGCCACGCTTCTGTGCATGGATGTTTTAAAGATATCAGCTTGCCAAGCTGAATACATAATGGATAGTGGGCAAATAACTAAAACTCTTTTAACTAAACCCTGTTGCATCAGGTAATCTGCCGCCCAAACAACTGAAGAAGTCTTACCTGTACCTGCTTCGTTAAAACAGAATGCGCGTTGATGTAATGATAGGAACGCTGCTGTAACTTCTTGGTGTTTGAAAGGTGTGTGTATTCCGGGCCACTCGTAATCTTTTTGTATCGGTGAAGGAACTTTATCGCCATAGACTTTGACCATATGTTGCATTTCTTCAATGCCCCAATAAACCAATAGTTCAGCGTCATCCCCGTTATTCTCCAAGACTTCACTTCTTTCAAGGTAGTCAGTAACAAGGGGTACTCTGTCAGATTTTATTTTAAATTTAATTGCTTGCTGATCTACAATTTCCACAACTATCCTTTAACTATATATAACGTCGACCCCTTACGGGGGTTAGTCGGTTGAGCCTGACGCGCCAAGGAGAAGTACAAAGACTTCAAAAACACCGCCCAACTGACATGGTTGTTTTACCTATGAAGAAAAAAACCAATAAAAATCTTCAATGTCTACTCATGCCTAACGACACAACTTTTACTTCTTAAGCTTTACTACCTTACTTAATTTCTTTTCGCCTTTTTCGCCTTTAGATTTCTCAGAAACCAAGTTACCTTTTGAATCCCTTTTGAAAGAACGATTACCATGCGCAGTTTCAATAAATACACCAGCTCTATTTGAGCCACCTTTATCCAAAGCCTTAACGTGCGCAACATCTTTGCCTTCACGAATATCTGCTTTACCGTTTTTATTCTTGTCTGCAAACTTTTTATCAATAGCGCGGCGAGCGCGTTGGCGTTCTGCACGGCGAGGTTCTTCACCTCGAGCTTTCTCTTGTTGATATTCTTTTTTATATGGTCTAGGTTTATTAACATATGGCATATTATTTTACTTTCTTTCTAGCCCGTTTAATAACAGGCGCGCTAGCTTCCTCGGGTCTAGGCTTGTACGCATCAATTGCTTTGGTAAGCATAGCAACAAGCCCCCACTGCACAAGGACTTCGAGTCCTTCTTTATCAAACTTAACTTCAGCGTCGGCAGAACCATCTTTGTTTTCCTTAACAATTTTTACTCGAATATCCATTACGCCTCCACCACATTGGCAACTTGCGATACTACTTGTTGAACATACTTAATGTCATTTGGGGTTAACTGCCCAAGCAACTGAACTATCTTCATNACTGCAACATCATTATCGAGAGGGGTAGGTTTTACTAGTGGTTCAATCATTATCTTTCCTTATGAAACTCACAACTCTTAACTGGACACCAGCCACATAAAGGAGTAGGGTTTGGATTCCATATATTATTTTCGTATGATATGTTTAATCTTTCAAGGTCTGTACTAAAGTAACTCCATAGCTTTGGAATCTGATGCCTAGAATATTCCTCATCCATAAAGCTTTCGTGCATTACAAATAACAATCCAGCTTTAATTCTTTGCACTTCGGGGAAGTGGGCAAAAGTCATCAATGCCATCAACTTTAACTGCTTGGGGTCAGGATAACGATTAGAACCAGTCTTGTAGTCAATAATATACGCTTGCTCTCCGTCTACAATTAACAAGTCTACGATACCCCGAACCCATCTATCTTTGTCAGTGAACCCGCATGGCGACTTATCTGCTTTCAAAGCCATTTCATGCTCAGGATATTTAGTTCCTTTGATAGCAATTAACTCATCCAATACGGGTTTAAATCTTTGGTAGTTCTTCTCTAAGGGTTTACCCTCACGAACATAATCTTCGCATGCCTTATGGACAACAGTCCCGTATAGCATCTGCTCAGTTTGTTTCTTTTCAAACCGCTTTAATACCTTAAGTTCCTGATATTGCCGAGGACAATTAACATATTCTTTTAGAGAGGAGAACGACCAAGTAAAGTTCATGTTGACATATTACATTGTTTTAAATAATTTTCAAGCCATTCGTAATATTTTTTCATTTCTTCTTTTAGCAATTTCTCAATCATAGAATATCTTCCTTATCAATACCTCTTTTAAACAATTCTTTACGAATCTTCTTGAACGCGTTCTTCTCAATATTATTAACTGTCTGTCGGCTCACCCCCAATACAATAGCTACTTCTTCCTGAGTCATTTTAACTACTGGCTCTTCTAAATCTAAAAAGCCATAAAAAGGAATTGGCTCTTTCATTTAATCTTTTTCTTGGCTAATCCGCCAGCCTTACGCAGGTCGCTTGAATGTAACTTCTTGATATCTTTGTCTTTTATTTGACCAGCTTTTTTAGCGATCTTCGCGGCTTCTTTACGCTTAACAAACTTATCCTCATTAGTAACAAAGCCCCGCTTTGCGTTCTTGTCTTTGATATGTTCTTTGGCTTCTAGCTGGTCATGCGCCCACTTCTTTGAAGGAGCTTCTATGATAACACCAGTCTTTTTATCTTTAACCGCAGGGGCTATAATTTTCTTAGGCACTTGATTTTCCTCAATAAATTTGTCTTCTTCTCTTAGGGCAACTGCAATAGCCCATTGTAATGTTTCCCAACTATCTCTTTGCATAACGACAGTCACATATTCTTGACCGCGTCTTATATTATCAAACATTTCTGACAAAGTTTTCGCTTGCCATTTCTGTTGTTTTTTACTAGCATTTTTAGGCTTTTTATGCTTACCCATTAGCTCTCCATTCTTCCATATCTCCGTAATTAAGTCCATAGTGAGCTTCACAAGCTACGGGTAAATCCTTAGCCCAGTCTGGTGGGGTAGACATGACCTCGACAATCCATGCACAAGCCTCATCTACCTCATCTTCGGGAACTACGCACACCGCAGCGTCGTGGACAGTTAGCACTGGTCTATAACGCTCTGTAAGTTTAATCATCTGCTGACCCACAATAATCCTAGCCAACGCTTGAACTACGTTTTCCACAACTGACCCGCCCCATAATGACACGGGGCCTTTTCGTGATTTGTATTGGTATCCGCCTTTAGATTCATCAGTGATCTGTAACTCAGGATAACGTATGTATAACCCGTTAGGTAGCTCAATACCTTCTTGCACAATCCTTACGCATCTGTGCTTACCATAGTAAAAAGGTTTTTGTTCGGGTTGCCAATCGGCTAATTGTTTTAACGCTTTATCTCCTTCGCGCCACAGCTTAACAATCATGTCGTTGGTATCTCTGTATAGTTTAACTATTTGCTCACACTTTTCTATTTCCAAATCAGCCCCAGGCGGACTAGTCTTTAGCGTGTGTTGTAACTTTAATCCGCCAGTACCATATCCGAGACCGAGAATGCAGGTTTTACCCACGAACCTTTCAATAGGGTTTTCTTTGGTAATAGGTTTATCATATATTTTCGACGCAAATGTGGAGTAAACATCATTTCCCAGTTTGAAGTCTTGAACCAAGTCGGTCTGACCCGAAAGCCAAGCAAGAACTCTTGCCTCAATCTGAGACGAGTCGCAGTTGATAATCGCGTAGCCCTCGGGGGCAACCAACGCTTTCTTAAGAGCCTTTTTCTTTGCATCGCGGGACGGCAGATTTTGGAAGTTAACCTTGTCCGACCCCGCCCAACGACCCGTGTGCGCCCCGTAATATTTGAGCGGTATTGGTAATCTTCCTTTGTTTCTACTTCCAACATCAATGAATCGTTCAATCCTACTCTCCTCAATAGTAGACTTAGTTCCCAAACGCACCGCAGCGAGTTGTTGAATTATTGGATCTTCGTGTTCAAGTAAAGACATAAAGCCCGTATCATTTTTTGCCAGCGCAAAGGTCAGCTTGCCAGTGGTCTTGCTTTCTTTCATTGGGACTTCAACACCAAAGCTCTCCAACACCGCAGCGAATTGTTTATTGCTTGCTAATTTCTTACGAACTTCTTCTTCGCTTTCACATTGCAAGGTAACTTTAAGTGTCCCTAATAACTGTAATTTCTCATGCTTTAATTCTTCCAGCCTTTCATTGAGCAACGCATCATCAACCTCTAAGATCGGGTTAATAAACATGCGTAAGGTCATGTCAATCAAAGAAAGCTCATCAGGTGGAAACGCGCTCGACAATACTTGGAAGAGCTTAAAAGTTAGCTCTACATCGTTTTTACAGTATTCGCCGTATTGGGCAAGCTCGCTATTTGTGAAACCAGTTATATTCTTGCCCTTTGCGTCAAGGACTTCAGTTCCCTTTTTACCCAAGTTATAACGCTCGGCGAGGTAAGCCAATGACCCACCTACATCGACACCATTGGTAGCCCGACCCATGCAAAGGGTATCTAGGTATAACGCTGGCTTTATGCCAAAGCGCCAAGCAAGGATTGCACCATCGAACATCGTGTTGTGGCAAAGTAATGCGCTATCTTTCCACGGGAGCGTGGATAGGTATTTTTGAACCTCGAGGTGTGAGCCAGAAAACCATTCAGCCACACCATCGCCAACCTTAACACCAACACCGATTACTTCAAATCGTTTGTCCCTGATGTATTCCTCAGTCGTTAGCTTAGATAGTGAATAGTCTTGAGCGTAATAAGTTTCAAAGTCCAGCGTAATTATGTTCATTAAATAAGAGGGTGTATAGTTACAAAAATAGGGAGTCAAGTATAAACCTAACTCCCTACGAAATTACATACATGAAAGAGGTCTGAATACTCCGTCTTTCTCGGTATCCCAACAGCAAGTGCGACCATCCTTAGTCTCGCATACGACTACACCATGTGCCAGCGCGCTAAGTAACAATAAGGTTATAACAATAAAAAATCTCATGAGTTTCTTATGAACTTTACTAATTCACCAACCTCTAAAATTGCCCAAATCACCCACCAAATCCAATGAGCATCGCCGTAGTATAAAAAGAAAGCGGTAAGCAAACTAGTCATGATATTTTCTCCAATGCGGTGATCTCACGCTTTAGATACCACTCAGCCTTCTTTAAGTCTTCAATCTTTCTACCTTTGTAGTGTGCCCTAGAAACATATTTGACGACATTACCTAAGTTATAACCTAAGTTCTTTGCTTCGATAAAGTCTATGGTTTCAATTCCACCAGTAGTGTA